TACTTACAACACACTCTCACTCACACACGCTTTACCACATACACTCATGCCCCCGGCCTCCCAGCTGGGCGGGATTCGGCTTCTCCGCCGAGACGGTTCATACCGTCAACCTTTCGAGGTGGAGAATGCCAACCGCCGCATGCGTTTAGAGGGCCTGGGGGCGCCGATCACTGTATCGTTGCCGACCCATAATGAAGATGCAGCTTACCTTTTCACCGACGGACACCTCAAGGTCGTTTCGTCACGACAGTTCACTCCAAACGTTCCTTTTGAGTGCACTGAAGGCAAGTTCACCTTTGACGACGCCCCCAACCCATTCAATCAAATGGGCGCCCTCATTGCTGACAACGTCCCGCTCGTGACCTCCAACGACTACGAGAGTTTTCTCGCAGCATTTGGCAAACGCAGCAACTTCATTCAAGATGGTAAAGACGACGACATAACCGATGACGCCTACAACGAGGCGCTTGCTGTAATCCGCGCTTTTAAAGTGCCGGACACTTGGATTATGTGGGATGAGAACCCTGAAGACAGGGAAAGGTGGTTATCGAAGTTCGACATCCATAAGAGAAAACGCATGGAGACTGCATATTCGGAGTTGATGGAAATCAACTCCAAGGACCTTGGCCGCAAGGACCTCTCGGTAAAACTTGAGGTCCTGTTGAAACGCAACGACGAAACGTGGGCACCTCGTGTGATCTACGCAGGAACGGATGCATTCAACGCGGTCACTGGTCCGGTTATGATGGTCTTCATGGAGCGCCTCGTCGAGGCGCTCGAACGTGCTCCTTTGGGTGTGGTCAAAGTAAAATTGGCCTACAAGACGAACGACGTGTCACTCGTAGAATTCCTCGACGATCCGACGGTGCCCAACACTTATGAGGGCGATTTTTCGGCAAACGATCGAGAACAGCGAAGTCGTGTCGCTTTCCTCTTTGACGAGTGGATGTGCAAGTTGATGATGCCGCAGTGGGCACGCACACTCTTCTTAGAAATGGATCGGTACACGGTTCAGAACAAGCGGTTTGGAATCACCGCACAATTAAAATTTCAACTTCCGACGGGTACGACGTCAACCACGGCTCGTAACTCAACATACAACGCCACCATGTTTGCGGTCTCTTGCGCGAGACAAAACGTAACCAAGGCTAAGGCTTGTGTGTTGGGTGACGACATCCTGGCTCGTACCATGCAGGTCTTTTCCGTCGTTCTATGGAAACAGACCGTCGACGTCGACTTCAAAATGAAGTTGAAAGGGAAAAACCCGGAACTAAACGGGCACTCCACCCTCCTCTCCCGCCGTCTGATTATTGACGGAGACACCAAGTGCATGATACCTTTGATTGGTAAGGCATTAGCACGCTTCAATGCACGGGCAAGCATTAATGAAGCTGTTTCCGACACACAGTATATGGCGGGCAAAGCACTCTCGTACGCATACGAGTTCCGACACGTCCCATACCTTCGCGACTTCTTCCTACAGAGGTACGAAAAGGAAGACACGGCTGCCGTGACCTTGGACGACCTGACTTGGTTTGCACGCACCAGTGGCGTGGACTTATCAAACTTGGTTCAGGCTATCCGCGATGAAAAGGTCATTGTGTCCGATGATGTCTTCCTTGACTGGTTAATGGAGGTATATGACATCGGACTCTGCGACATAGAAGAGTTGTTCACTATGGTGGTGCTGAACAAATGTCCGGAGTTAATCACCCACCCTGCGGTGGCCCAGCTCGCTATTGATTGGTGAGACACCTACGCCCACTCGGCATGAATGAATGTGGACTTCGGTTCAGAGCAGCGATGCGTTCA